AAGCTACTCAATTTACTTTTATGTTTATGTATGCTGTAGTAGTTCAAGTAGGAGCAGTTGCAGTAGTTAGATTAGTTGCAAAATCTATTGCAGCTGAACTTGTATTTCAAGAAACCATAGTTATTAAACTTCAAGTTGTTGTTACTCATTGTGTTAGAGTAAGAACAGAAACTGTATCTGTAAGAGTTCAAGCTGTTTGAGTTGCTACATTTTCAAGTTTTAAGACACTTCATTGAGTTATAAAAGTTCATCAAATATTATTTACAATATTTTCTCTTCTTATATATGTAGAATTAAAATTTTGAGTAAGAGAATTTGCTGAATATTGCGAATGAATTCATCAAAAAACATTTAAATCTATAGTCCTTGAAGCATTATCTGTACTCCAAGAATGTATAAAAGTTCAAGGCATTACTCAAGTTATTAATAATCAATGGTCTATTAATCTATCACCTCATTTAAAAATAGCATAAGCTCTTTTATTTGAAGAGCCTCACATTCAATAAGGACTATTATTATTTGCTGGATTAAATCAAGTCCACATTCTTAAAGTATGTTGGTCGTAGTTTATTTTTATACCACAACCACTTTCTCAAGCATTATATGGAAGTCTATAATTAGTTATATCAATTGTTGGCACTTGAACTGCTGATGTTCAACTTCAAGTTATTTCTATTGCTTTTCAAGTTGATGTTGTGCTTTGATTTATTTTTAATGCAACTAAAGAACTTGAAGCATTAAAAGCATTTATCAATAATCAAGTATGTCATTGTGCTGATGTTCAAGTATCTATCTTTTGCATTACTGTTGCTCAAGATTGTGTATTTGAGAGAGTGTAGTTTACTAATCAATATGTAGTTGTATTTATACTAGCACTACCATAAACTCAAAAAGCAGTTCATCAAACTCAAGATTGATTTATTAATAAACCTCATCAATTTGCTCAAGTTCAAGTATTTCAAGGAATATATGTTGTTTCTTGATTATCTATAAAAATTCCTCCATTAGTTCAACTTCAAGCATTATTTTTATTAAAAATAGCTAAATGTATATGATTGTTTGATGAACTAGTGTTAAAATTACTTCATATTAATATTCAAGCAGAAACTTGTTGAACTTTTTGTGTATTAGCAATATAATTATTTATATTAATTGCTCAATAAAATCAAGTAATTCTATCAGAATTAATATTTAAAGCTATAGCACCTGTTGTTGATATTCAAGTATTATAATTAGCACAAATACTAGTATTTATTTGAGTATTTCAAATTATAGAACTAAATCAAATCGTTCAAGCACTTGCATTATCTCAAATAGTCGTAGTTGTTCAAGTTCAAGTAGTTCAAGTTATACTATCTCACCAAGCTAATCATCATCAAGCAAATAACACTCAATTTTGATATAAATCTCAAGTAAAGTTTATATCTCAAGTTACATCTAATTTATATCAATTATTTGTAGTACTTCAAATAGAAACATTTCATCAAGAATGAAATCTAGTTGATAAAATTCAATTAGTATATAAGTCTAATGGAAGTGCATCAGTAGTTCAAAGTTTCATTATTTTTCAAGTTGATAACACTGCATTATCACTACCATCTAAAAGAAATGATAATCAAGAACTTCATCTATATATAGTCGCATAAGTTCAAGCAAAAGAGGCATCATAAATATCAAATAAATGAGTTGGTACAACAGTTCAAATTCAAACACTTCAAGCAGTTCAATTTGCTAAAATTTTCATTCTATCTCAAGCAGAAATTCTAAAATTTATACTACTTCAAAGTGCACTTGCATTTATTTGTAAAACTCAAGAAGTTGTTTTTTCAAATCAAAATAAAGCAGACGGTGTAGTAAGTTTTACAACAGAACCTGAAAATGATTTTATTCAATCAATAGTTTCATCTCAAGTTGTATGGACTAATCAACTATTTGTATTTGCTGAATTATCTCAAGTATTAGTTCAAGAAGTATTTCATAAAACTATTTTTTGTTCTGGAGTTACAAAAACTCTTGTTAATGTCTCTGTTATTTGGTCGGCTGTATAATCTCACGATTGAGCTGTAATTATTCAAGTTCTTCAAAAAATTGATGAAACTAAATCTGTTGGAGTTAATAATTCTTTCCAAGAAGTAAGAATTGAATAAGTTCACGACAATATAAAAGTTTTATTTAAATCAATTCTTATTGCTACATCTCAAGTTTCTGCTGTTGAAAGTGCTAACATTTCAACTTCAGAAGTAACGATAAAAGTATCTGTTATTGCTAAGGCTGGTAATTGTAATGGATTAATTTTTCAATTTAAATCTAATCAAACATATCAATTAATTTGATCTTTGTTTGCTATATTTTCAGCAGTATATCATAAAGCATTTTGTTTTGCATTCCATGTTGATTTTTCTGTATCTGTTACAAGTCTATGAGTAGAATCATCAGACAAAGAAGCAAGAGTTGTAGGGATTAATAAACTTGTTTCACTTTTTGAATAAACATTTAAATTTGTTCTTGCTATTTCATAATTTGATAATCATAAAAGATTTTCACTTTTAAACATATCTCAAACACTAATCCATTCAGTATCTAGATTAACATTACTTTTTTTAGCTAAAACTTGTCAAATTAATCATCAATCAATTAATCAAACTCAAGCTGGTCATTGTGTTTCAGTAGTTACATTGATAATATAATCATCAATAGTTACATTTATATCACTCATATTTTTAAGTTATTTGATAAATAATAGTAAAAGCTCATCTTAGAAATGTTCTAACAAATCAAATAGAATCAATCCATTCAATATCATAGTAATAAATTCAAGTATCAATTTTCATATCTTCACTTGTTATCATTATTGTAGCCACTCAATTAATAGTATCAGTTATTATTGCACTCCTTTGTATAATAAAACTAACATCATTAATATTTTTTTTAACTGAAAAAGTAATAGTACTTCAAATCAAATTAACAGAATTTCAATTATTGTCTTTAAAATTTAAAGTTTGTTGAAATGTATCTCATTTTACATAAGTGTAATTATATTTCATTTTTCTATAAATATATAAATAAAATTTAAGTTATTATTGCTTAATTAATTGAACAAAATTTTCAAAAGCCTCTAATTCAAGTAAAGTTGTTTCTTGAGTATAATTAATTTTTGTAATTAGTAAGTTATAATTTAATACTTTATCAATATTTTTCACATTACAACTATTTCAAGGTATTATATTGTAAGCATTTTGATATTTTTCATTATTTATATTTAATTGAATCTTTTGTTTTGGATTTTTATTTTCAATAATATAATTATTTCAAAAATCATTTGCAGTATTTAGATCTGCTATTTGACTATTTTTTATATATTTTTCTCTTCTTCAATAAATTGAAAGACTTGTTGTATCTGTATATATAGCTGTTCAAGTTTTATAAGTTAAAATTAAAAAATTTACTATATCTGTTGCATCTTCTTCAATATTCAATTCTATAATATCTTTTTGCAAAGTAAATATATGAGTTGCAATTGTTGGCTTTTCTTTAAATCTTAAAATATAATTATCTAAATACCAATAATAATTTTCTGATAAATCTTTAATATTATTTATTAAATCAAAACAATTATTAAAATCTAAAATATAGTTTCATATTATTCAAGTTAAAATTCAATCAATAGAAAAATAATTATAAAAAGTATTTACGAAATTTTTAATATCGTTTATAGTTGTATAAGTATCTTGATTTATATTAGCTGAATAATTTCATCCTACATAATAAATTATTCTTTTAAATAATGAAGCTAATCAATTGATTTTTAATTCTAATTCTTGAAAATCTGTAATTTTATTTATAATTTGCTCAATATATCAAACATAAATTAAGTTAGTTATTTTATTTTCAAAATTATAAATCTCAACCAAATCTCATTGAATAAAATCATAATCAAATTTTAAATCTAATAAAAGAGAGAATTGTCATAATCCTCAATTTATTTGCTTTGTAAAAGATATTTTATTTTTTACTATATCTAAATTTATGTTAGTTTTAGGAATATGTAATTTATTATAAATTTTAATTTGATACATTTTTATAAATTTATGCAATAAGGTGTGCTACTACACTTAAATTACCAGTAGGACTTCAAGTTTTAGTCCAAGTTATAGAAAATTGTGTAGTTGAAACAAAGCTTACATATCCGAATTGTCAATTTCACGACTCATCACTTTTTAATCATAATGAATAAGAAGTTGTAGTAGTTGAAGTTGATCACATTAACACTGATTTATTTACATTAGTTTTTCAAGAAAAACTTCATTCACTTCAATAACTAACATTTCATGCTCTAGCAGAAAAAATTATTTGTTTTGGTATTTTTCAAAGTCAGTGCGAATAAGTTACAACTCAAGAACTTAATGAAGTATCACGAGTAAAAACAATTGTATCATTAACCATTAAATAATTATCTTTTGCTTGTTTAACTGTAATTGGAAGAGTTGTTGAAATTCAAGTAATTACTTCAGCATCTATTGGTAAATATACAACTCAAGCTTGAGAAGTAGTTGCAGGAATTGGTGAATAATTATCTTTTATTTGTTTTGGTGTCATTGCAACTGTATCAATAATTCAAGCCGCAGCTTCAGCATCTGTTGAAACTCTTAAAACTCATTGAAGTGTTTTCGTTGCATATCATAATGCTTTTGTTATATTACTTATCGTAACTTTTACATTATTTGTACCATTATATAAAATTGCAAAAAATCAACTCGTAGGAGTTCCCTCTTCTGTTAATCAATTTATACTTACTGTTGGAGTTTCAAAAGTAGGAGTTGCTGAAGCTCAATTTGATGTTAATACCTTTCAAAGATCTCATAAAGTTATTTCAGTCTCATTTTTACTTCAATTTGAAAAAAACATCTTCCAAGCATTTAGTAAACCTACTCTAAGTGCTCATTTATTTAACTTATCATTCTCTAATCTAGTTGACTCATCTTGAATATCTATTATAATTTTACTAGTAATATTTAAATAAAAATAATCACTAGTTAAAAAAGTTGTTGAAGTATCTCAATCATATCATCTAGTAATAGTTAATATATCTCAAGTTCTATTTGTAACTAAAACTTTCTCACTCTTAGCAACTCAAGAAGTTGGATTATTTGGTGTAATATATTGAACTAAAACTCAAATGAATTGCTGTGAAGTAGGAAATAAACTTCATTGTCCTACTCATAAAGTTAAACTTGTTGTACTTGCTCAAATTCAGGCATCTATTTGTCAAACAGCATTATCTGTAACTCAAAATTTTTGAAAAACCATTTTATAGATAATTATTGAAATAAGATAAAGTTATGTTAAAATCAAAGATTCAATTTAAATTAATTGTATAGCTATTAATTCATACTTCTAATATAGGAAATATTCATAAATAATCAACATTAATTCAATTTATTGTTACAATTTTCTCTTTGCAATCTATTTTTATATTATCTCAATTAATGAAGGTATAATTAATAGTAATTTCTCTTTCTCAAATACTAAAAACTAAAATATTTGTTCAAGAAATAGAATTTAGTAATATATTTATTTCTGGATTAGTTTTTACACTTCATCTATTTGTAATCTCTTCTGTAATTCAAGAAGTTAATCAAACAAAAGATTGATTTTGTTTAGTTAATTCAGTTAAAAATCAAGAAACTAATCTAAATTTAATATTAAAATCTAACCAAGTAATATTATAGTGTTGTCTATTGAAAAGTGAATCAATATTTATACAACTAGCTTTTGCTCTTCTAATTGTTCAATTTACTTTAATGTCAATATTTTTATTATTTTGTCATAATATTTTCTTTAATTCATCAATTTTATTATTTAAATCCTCAGCATTATTCATTTTTATAACTCATGTTAATGATATCACTTTTTCTTTAAAAAAATAATTTAACTCTCATCATAAATCATTTAATGGATTAGAATAAATTTCACTACTTATAAAGTGTCAATTATCAAAATCAACAACACTTGTAATAATATTTGAATTTTGTAATCAATATTCATTGTAAGTAATATCATCTTGTATAATTATAAATACATTACTTGTAGCTATATAATTAAATGGCTTAGTATTAAACAGAAATGAATTAAACATATTTTTTAACTTATTCAAATATTATAAAGCTTAACTTCGTTTATTAGTGTTTTTTTCAATTTTTCTATTAATCTATTTTCATCTGCTTCTTTTTGAATAACAACTCAACCTAGATTAATATTTATTGTATTTCATCAATTAATTTTATTATTTGGTGTGATATTTCAACTACTAATAGGTGTAAATATTTCTGGTCACTTTTCTCAAACAAGATAAGAATTTCATCAATTAACTGGTCATCAAGTTGCTCTAGCTCAAGAAATTCAAGTAGTCATCTCGTTAGGTCAAGCTGTTAATGTATTTATTTTTTTCAATTTTTCTATCAATCATTCAACACTTATTGTTTGTTTTATAATTCTAGCTTCAAATAAATTAAAGTAATTATTATCTAAATCTTGTTTTGATTGAATTAAATTCTTATAAGTTATTAATTCCGACTGAATTATTAATTCTTTTTCTTTCATTAATCAAACAATCAACTCTTTTTCTTGTTCAATGGATATTTTTTTAAAATTTAGAGTTTTTTGTATTTCTTGTCTTTCAATTTCTGCCTCACTTAGTTTTTGATTTATTCTATCAATAATTACTTGTGTTTCATTTTTTGCATTTTCTATTCTTTGTTGTTCAATAGCCTCATTTCAAGCATAAGCTTCTGCAAGTTTTAATTCTTCTTGCAAAGCTATGATTTTTGCTTGATTTTCTTCTGTTGATTGTTCTTTTTTTAAATCTCATAATTGTCATTCAAGCTCTAAAGCTCTTTCAGCAACACTAAGTTTTCACTCTCAAGTAATGTTTTTAATTTTTTGTTCTTGTGAAATTAATTGATCTTCAATTTTTTTTAAATCTTTAACTCACTCACTTCAAATTTCTTTTAGTTTATTTTTTAATTCACTATATCAATCTCTCAAAGAATATAACTTATCTTTTTGAGTATCAACAACATCATTTAAACTTCAATAAGTATCTTTTATACTAGATTGAAGTGTATTTAAATAATCTTTTATACTAGAGAGTCAAGGTCAAGTTCATAATTGATTATATATTGCACTTGCTAATTTTGCACTCGCTTTATCAATATCAGTATATCATTTACTTAGTCAATCTGTCATCATTTTTATTAAATTTGGCATCCGTTTATCACTATCGCTATTTGGTCATTTTTTAGTTGGAGAACCAAATCATAAATAATCTTTTATTGATTGAGCTATTTCAATAATTTTTCATTCAACAATCTTAATTCACTCACTTAATCACTCAACAAACATATTTAACAAATTACTTCACCACTGTTTAGCATCTTGTATCAAATCTAAAATCCATTTTCATATTATCTCACTAATTTCTAAAAACTTAGTTTCAGTAGTTTGTTTTAATTCTTGCCAATATTGAGGTATTTTCGTTATAAATATTTGTGTTTGTGCTACTATATATCACAATGCTGATCATAAATTATAATAAGACTCTACTAAAAATCATATTACTTTTATTACTCACAATAAAGCAGTTGAAACAATATTAACAAAAACTTGTATATCTTTTTTATTAGTTTCAATTAATATTTGCAATTCTCAAATTCATTTACTTACTTTATCAAAAAAACCTCATTCAATTATTTCTCAACTTTTACTAACTCAAATAACTGATAAAAGTATTTGATTAAAAGTATCTTTTAATGTTGAAAGTCTTCAATTTAAGGTTTTTGATTGCTTCTCCATTCATCCTACAATTCATTCCATTCATCACAATTCTTGTAAATATCATCAAATTGCCTCTTTTGTTTTATGAACCTCAACAGTTTGTCATTTAAAAGTTAATTTTACTTTGTCTCAATTTTGTTCAGCTCTTATTCAAAATTCTTTTAATCTTTCAAACTCTCAAACAATAGCATCATTATAAGCTTCAACTGTTTGCGAAATTCACTTTCATTGACTTGAAGCTAAATCTCAAAGAGCTGTAAGTGTTGGAATTAATTCTTGATCTGTAACTCAAGCAATTTGCTTTAACTTTAATGTTACATCAGCTAATTCTGGGAACTCAAAAGGTGTTTTTGCTGCAAAATCACTTATTTGATTAAGTATTTCATTTGCCTTTTCAGCACCTCAATATAAATTTTGAAATGCTATGTTTGTTTGTTCAATGTCTCATGCCATTTTTATTGCATAAAATCATAATCAAGCCAAAGCACCTCAAACTAAAGTTCATGTAGTTTTTAAAGTATTCATACTTTCAGAAGACATTATAGCTTCTTTATTAAATCAAGTAAATCACTTTTGTATATCTCAAAACTTACTACTTATCGTTTTTTCAATATCTTTAATCGGTTTTGTAGCTTTATCGATTGCTTCAATTATAAATTGAACTTTATTGTCAGCCATATTATCTCTTGTTAATTTTTAAAGTTTTTTGAAGTGCTGATCTTTTTTGTATAATCAATATACAATCATTATAAAAATCTTTTGAGGTATTTAATATATCTTTTTCAGTCCACCCAAATTGCTCACACAACATTATATCATAATATCGCTCAATATATTTCTTATTTTCATCATTTATAACAATATTTTTATTACTTAAAATTAAATCAAATATTTGATTTTTTTTTATAATTTTTTTTTATCTTTTGACTTTATTTGATTTAATAATGGATTCATTACTTCTAATATTTTTTCTATTAAATTAAGCAATAAATCAACACTAAGTTTATTTATTTTTTCTTCTATATTTGAATCTATTGCAAAAGCTTTAATAAATCCAATTCATAATTCAATATGATCTACTTCTTTTTTCAAAAGAGGTGTAAGTTTTCTAAGATGTCAAATTGTTAAAATATCATCTACATCAAGTTCTATTTTTAAATCTCAAATCTCTATAATTTTCATAATGTTTTAAATTAATTAATAAAATTAAGCTGTATATACTGTTCAAGCTTGATTATTTAAAATTGTCATTTGTAAAGTTCTTCAATCAGTATTATCATAAAAACAAGTTCATTCAACATTTACTGCATATAAATCATCTGTTCAAGTTGGCATTAATGCTGAAGTAATTCTTAAATCTGAAATCTCAAGCTTAATTGTATATTTAAAATTATTTGTGTCATTTATTCAAATAACTTCATTATTACTAATGGTAAGAATACAAGCTTGCTTCTCCATTGCTAAATATTTATCTCTTTCTTCTATATTTTCAAAATATTTAGTAAATGTTAGTTTAGCTATATATCATTTTGGAGCTATAACTGATGGACTTGCTCTTAATGACCCAAATCTTTCTTCAAGTTGATTTTCGTAACTAAAATCCCAATTTTCAATATTTTCTTCAGTAGTTAATGCTGCAGTTATTAAATTGCTTCAAAATTGAAAATTACAATTCACAAAACTAAATGGCTTACAAACTCAATAACTTGGTATTTGAGGCACTAATTCAACCTTTGCTTTATTAGTTACTAAATAACTAGCTCATAAAGTTGCTATTTGTATTGTTTTTGCTGAAGTAGTGATTGTAGTAATGGCATCAGTTTCATTCTTAGGTGTATTATCAAAGATATTTACTGTATCACTAATAGTTAATCACTCAACAGTTTCAAGAGAAATATCTACATTTGATCAAGATGTAACATCTCAAATCAACAAACTTCTTTGAAATACTCAATGAGCCTTCATTGCAACCTCCATATTAATTATTCAATCACTTCAAGAAAGAGTTAATGTATCAACCATAGTTCAAAAAGATCTATCAACTTGGTAATTTTGTAAATTATTAGTAGTGTCTGAAAGATTTCACTTTCATTGTTCTAAAGTAAAGCTAGGAAGTGAATTTGCAACACTTAATACATGTTTATATACTTGACTTGCAGTACTTCACACATCTGTTGTTACTATATTTCACAATGCTCAATATAATAAATATAGTGACTCAATAGCATCCAAATCAAAATTATAAGTTCATTCTGTTGTTATTTGTCATTCAACTGGACAAATAGCATTAGCTCTATTATTCATTATTGGATTGTTTTCAATAATTGTTTTATTAACTTCAATATCTCAATCTTTAAATTTTAAAAAATGAGTAGGTTTTTCTGCAACGGATGTAATAGCTTCTTTTTTTAGAGCTAAATACGAAAGTCTTGAACTTGACATAATATTTAAAATAATAAAATAAAATTATTTAGACTTTTTAAAAGTCTTTTTTGAAGAAATTTCATCTTCTTCTACAAATTCTTTAAAATTTGGATTTTTTAACAATAAAACTCAAATAGAATTATCAACTTCTCTTATTTCTTTCTTTCAAAAAGAAGGTATTCAAGTCACACACTGAATTTCATTACTAATATTTTCAATTAACATAAAAATAAATTAAAAAATAAATTATCTATTTCAAACCACATTAACACTTAATAAGATTATTACTTCGTAAGTAGGGAATAATCTAGTATTAAATAAATTATAATTTACACTTAAAATCTTAGCTAATTGACAAGTATTGTTTCAATTATATGGAAGTTGAAAATTTTTCTCAATTATACCACAAATAGAATTATCAACTGTTTCAAAATTAAATGTATTTTCAATTTTTTTAATACTATCTTGAATTATAGCAACTTTTTCAATTTCTGGATTTTCACTAAAAAAAGATTTTGCATTATGTATAAGTTTTATTTCAATTGAGTGATTTTTTTGGTCATATCTTGAACCTCTTTGAATATATTCACTATTGGTAGGATTTATAACTAATGCAGGCAAACTAGATTGAGGTATATTTATTGGATCTCAATAATAAACATTTTTAATATCACTTAAATTAGATTCAGTTAAAAGAATTGCTTTTTTCAATAATTGTTGAATTGCTAATATGACCAAATCCATATAAATAAAATAAATAAGTAAAATTTTTATAATAATAATAAAAAAAAAAAAAAAAACAACTATAATTATAATTGTTTTCCAAAAATTTTGATATCGTTATTTATTTTCATTTGAAGAGTTTTTATTATTTTATCATTTACTTTATTTGATAAATCAATAATTGCTCTTTTCGGTAAATTTAATCATCAATTTTGATGGTATATTGCATAAGGTGCATTATATATCAAAACTCAATTTTTATTTGTTGCTTCTTTAGTTATATTTTCTTGTAAATTTCAAGTCCATCTTAAAATTCAAGGATTATTTGGTGTTTTTTTATAATATCACCACCTTTTTATTCTAGCTTTTTCAACTCTTGGTGTTAACTTTCTCCATTTAGGATTTTTTTCTACATTACTTCATTCTTTTTCAAATACCTCATCAGTTCTTTCTTTAATAATATCTAATGATTTTTCAAAAAAAGGTTTTAGGTTTTTTAAATTAATAGCTACTAGTCTGAGATTTCTTGATAATTGTATTTGTCAATTAACTTCAAATTTAATCTGCATTTTTTATATTGTTTATAAAAATAAATCACTTTTATTAATTTGTAGTATTATTTTATATGTATTAAAATTCCATATTAGTAGTGAAAGTAGGCTTTAGATTAAGATTATCGTCAGGAGTTGTCATTACTATACCTCAAGCAACAGCTATTGATTTTTTACTAAATTCATTAAAATTTACATCAAATAAATTTGTTTTTCATTCAGTAATTTCTTGAAGCATATTAAGGGCATCCTTTTTCTTAATATATCAATCTTTATCTGTTCCTCTTGAATCTATTCAATATTCATTGATTAATAAATAACCACTCGCTAATATTGTTTCTATTCTTTGTAAAAAACTTTCAGCTTGTGATCAAATAAACAATAATCAAGTTAAATTATTTGCATTATAAATTGTAGCAACATAACTTAATAATACTCAATTTGCTTGTATTAAATATCAATTGATATAATTATCACTAATGTCTGAATTTCAATTAAATCAACTTTCTGCTCTAATTGAATCTACTGTTGTAAATAACATATTATTATAAATTAAAAATATATTAAAATAATTCTTTCCACCTTAAACTAAAATCATAAGTTCAAGAAGTTCATAAAGGTGTTTTTATCGTTAAAATTAAAGTTTCTTGTGGCAATAATTCTAAAACTTGTTTTTCTAAATCACTCATTAATATTCTATCAACTTTTCATAATGGTATTCAAAATAATAAAATTCAAGTATTGTCTGTAACAGTCATATTAGTTGAATATTCAATAGTCGAGTCATTAATACTAATATTAGTCCAAGTAGGAGTATTTGTAATAGTCATATTTTTTCTAAGTTCCCAACTACTAGATTTTGATAAATCAGCATTAAAAGAAAGCAAAGTAAATAAGGATTGAATATAATTTGTAAGAGAATTAAATTCATCTCTACTTCTGAACATTACTACTCTCAATGTTCAAGCTACAATAGTTTGTTCAGTTCTAACAAAAGAAAATAATCTACTTGCTGGGTCTTCTCATCATCAATCAACTATTCAAGCTGAAAAACTTCAAGTTTTTACAATTATATTTGTATTATTTCAAGTATTAGCTACTTCAAGTCTAGGTTGTAAGTTTGTATTTGTGATATGAGTAACTATTGCAGAATTAGGATATTGCATTTCATATAATTTAGTCCATCATCAATTTGGAAGCATAACCTCAAAATGAATAGTAGCAAATCAAAGATAACCAAAACTTATTCTGTAAATATTTCATTTTGTAGGGTTAAATCAATCAAAAACATCATTTAAAGTTATTGTATAACTTGTATCAATTCAAGCTCTTCTTCTTGTAACTTTAAAATCTATTCATTCAAATCAAATAAAAAATCAATTATTATCATCAAATATTCAAGACCTTTGATAACTATCAGCAACTCATTGAGTAAAAATTGTAGTAAATACTATAAAAGCTTCGTGTCACGGCAAATATCTTAAAGCTTTTTTATTTATTATACAAGCACTTCAAGCAATATTAGTTCCTGTAGTTAAAGTTAACATTGATTCAATTATTGAAATAGTTCATCAATTAACAATCATTGGTGTAGCACTTCAAGAAGGGAATCAATATTGAAATTGTGCAGCTATTTGAGCTTTTCTTATTCATATTATTTTTTCTCAAAAAACAGTATTAAAACTCATCCTATTAGAAATATCAACATTTTGAGTTTTTTGTAATCAGTTAATTTGATTATCTTTTGTTGCTGGATTTATTATATTTCAATCACTATCAGCACTTACATCTAATTCTGGAATAATATTTTTTGTTCAAATTACCATATTAACTATTTAAGAGAAATAAAAGATCTTCACTTCTAGCATCTTCATTAAAATCTTGTCATTTAATTAATCATTTTTCAATTAATTTTTCAATAATTTCCATTTTAGTAAATTTAGAACTAATAGGTTGTTCAGCATTTTCTTCAGTTTTAATTCTATTAATAATTTCTTCAGTTTTTTGCTCATTTTCTATTCATTGCTTAAAAGCAGTTCATTTAGTAATAATTTTTAAGTAATTATCTTGAATTATTTGTTCTTTTTGTTCTTTATTTACTTTAACACAAGATGGAGTAGTAGTAAAACAAAATCAAGCTCTTCTTCTTATTCAAGATGAATGCTTAGTAGTAACTCTTACAACAATTTTTTCTAATTTCTTTAACATAATCTCAATTTAAAAAATAAAATATAGTATACATTATATTAATAGTATTTATATTAAAATCAACACAAAAAAAATACTATAAATTTCTTTATAGTATTTTTAATTTTTATCCTTGTCATTTTAAACAATATCTCCAATCACCATAACCAAATGCAAATCTTGCTTCAGCTGAATAATATAAAGTTTTTCTCATAAAACTATCAATATCTGTATTTTTATCCATTGCTACAAAATTCATTGCTTCTCTATTTTGAAATATGAATGGCTTTACTCATCCGGTCATATCCATAATATAATAAGGTGAATTTGCAACAGTTGCAGAATTAGTTAAATAAGGATTAACAACAACTTTCAATAATCATTTTAGAGTTGCTTTTGATGGATCAGTTGTAACTGATACAAAAGTTGGATCAAATATTTCTTTTGCAATAAATTCTAAACCGGTTGGAACCATTATGTGAGTAGGATTTACTCAAATATATTCTCAAGTATCTGATTTATATTGTCTCATTGTTGATATATGTATTTTTGCAACAGTACCTGATAAAGGTGATCAACTTGAAATATAATTTGATTGAATTCAACTTGTTCATTCTTCGTGGTCAGTATCAAAAAAATTTTGTCAATCATAACATTCAACTGTATGTCAATTTTCAATTAATTCAGTTAATGCTCTATCATATCATCTTTTAGACGACATTCACAATGTTGTAACTCTAATTTTTACTTGACCATATTGATCATCTTTTAATGCATTTCTGTCAACCGCAATAGTTGCTTCATAGTCTTTATTTACGATTGTAAAACCATGTTCTAATAAAGATTTTGGCATTTTTTCATCTTTCCATTCTCTCAATTGAGGATTATCTCATAACCAAGAATAAATCTCTTCTGACTTCATTGATGGAATTTCAGTAGCTATTTCATTATAAAATGTTGAAATTTGATCATATCATTTCATAAAACTTGTTTTTAAACCACTTAATAATAGTTTTGGTATATCTCATCTAGTTAGCATTTTTTAATAATTAATAAATAAAATAAATTAAACAGTAGCTTTAATTAAAATAACATTAACAGTAGCAGTATCACTTCAAGTAAGTGTAACAGTTACTGTAGTTCAAGAAATATCAACAGTTTTTACATTTTCAGCTCAAGTAATTGCTGTTGTATTAAATCAAATTATAGTAGATCAAGTAGTAGCAACTCAAGTACCACTCGTTGCTCAAGAAACATTAACCTCAACAACTTCATAATCTAATTTGTCTTTACTTATTGCATTATCTGCAATATCATTAACTCAAATTAAATCTCAATCAACTCAAGCAACAACATCAACAATAATTGATACATAAGCAGTAGTAGCAGAAACAAATTCTATTATTTTTCAAATCAATACATCAACTCAAGCATCTTTTGTAACTGTAACAACCGAATCATCTGTAGTATTATTAATATATACTTTATCTCACACATTAGCTTGTGTTAAAGTATCAGCAAAAGTTAATAAAAAAGAACCATTTCTATATACTCTTACATCTGTATCACCTTCAATAACACTCGTAATATTTTCAACACATATTCAAGAAAAAATCATTCAAGCTATTAGTGTATTTGTAGTTCAATCATTAGTTAAGGCAAATCAATCAGCATTTACTAATACTGTTGAACCTTTGTAAATTGTTTCAGTAGCAATCATTGGTATTATTTGTATTATACCATCTTTTCTACTTGTTTCAGTAGCAATATTTTTAGCAGTCATTTTTTAATAATTAATAAAATAAGATATTATAATTCTTCAGCTTCTGTAGCAGCTAGAACAGCTTCCTCTTTACTCATTCACATTTTACTCATTAACCAATTTACTTTATCTTCTGAGTATTTATGGCCAACATCTTTATTGTGTCAAATTTCTCAAGTTTCAATAGTTTGTAAATTAGTAATTATCTCAAAAAAATCATTACTTTGTTTTTCATTAAGAGATAATGTAAAATCTACTATATTGTTTATTGATTTTGGTAAAATTAATCAAGTTTTATTAGTTTCTGAAAAAGATAAACCATTTACTTTATTAATAACATCATTTTTTCTTTTTTCTTCAATTAATCACTTAACTAAGTTAGCTTGAGTTTTTAATTCATTTAATTCACTCATACTAATCGTAATTTCTCACTTGTCGTCAAATTTCTTATCTTCAAGTTTAATTTCTTTAAATTCTTCTTTTTTAACTTCAGGTTTTTCTTCCTCTTCTTTAATTGCTTCTTTAATTGCAGAAGTTAATTCATCAGTTTTATCTTCTTCAGTTAATTCTGAAAACTTTAAAGCTAGAGTTTTTCTATCTTCAAGAGAAAGTTTTCATTCAGTAAACTTTGCTAATAAATCTAATATAGTTTTCATATTTGTATCAGTATTAAAAAATAAAATATTTTTATTATAATCTTTATTTGTAAAGGAATTTTCTTCATTAGCCATTAAAGGTTTCATAGCTTTAAAAAATGGTCTATTAGTAAAAGCTCATCAAACTAAAAGATTTTTAATAATTTTTCAAGTTTCTTCATCCTTCTTATTAAAAATAAGTTCAGGAGAAAAGTATTTATAAGCTCACTGACTAATTAAATCAGCACCCATCTTTGTTAATTCAATTGTTGCAAATAAAGCATCACTTCAAATCTTTTTCAAATCTTTAATCCATCATAATGCTTTGTGATTTGGCTCATGATTTTCATCAATTACTAAATCAATTCATCTCGTATTCTCATTATAATTTTTCAAAACTCAATCAATCACAGTTTTATCAACTTTTACCTCTCAATATATTGGATGTTGCCATTTTCCAATTCTCATTATTTGTATTTCTACTTTATCTCACTCTTTAACCTCTTTAAATTCGTTGATAATTTCATTAAATAACCAAATTGTTTTTTCTTTTTCATTACAACTCACTTCTTGTAAGTTATCTCAACTACTACAATCATTTATTATTTGCTCAATTGTGTTATCATCTAAATCTTTAACTAATTTCCAATACTTATTTTTCATAAAATAGTCTTTAATTTTCCGTAAAATTAAATCAAACTTAGTGGCATCTAATCAATTTTCATATAATTTATCGATTATCTTTTTACTCCATCATTTATCAATCACTTCTTCAAATAACTCAATATGAAGCTCTTCAAAATTTATTATAAATTTATTTAGTTGATTTATTTTTATTCATTTTAACATAAAAAATAATTAATAATAATTAATTTAATAATAAACAATTAATTATTAAAATCAACTTTATTTATAAGATTTCAATATATCTATAAATTCTTTTTTTATATTTTGATAATAAAACATAGCATCTTCTTCTGTTTTTATATTTACAAGAGGATCATATTTACTACTTTTTAAATTATTAAAAACTTCTTTAGTTAATTTTTCTACATCAAATTTTTCTACTTCTTTTGTTAATTCTTCAATCACTTTATTATAATCTTTTAAAGGAATATCTATTTGTCATTCAAGTTGCATTAAATTAGTTTCTATAACCTTTTTTAAATCAAGTCTAGAAGCTGTTGAATTTTTAAAAGCTTCATCATTATCAAATACAATCATTTTTCAATTTTTAAATAAAAATCAATAATCGTGTCTATCTTCTTGTCAAGTCAAAACATCAATAATAAACATTTTTCTTCTTTCTTTTTCAAAATTTATTAATTGAGTTTTTGTTGCACTATCTTTAAAATCATATAAATTTTTAGTTCATTTAATTAAAGGTGTTAAATATCCTTCCTCATTCTCATCTCTATAAATATCTAATACATTAAATCATTCTTTTTTAAAAATATTATTTGCGGTATTTGATCAAAGAAATGTATCTTTAGTTACTTTTTTATAAACCATAATTCATTTATCTGTTTCAATTACCCTTACTCATCAACTAGTAGTTCAAGCTTCGGACTTATCAAGCTTTAAATAATCTCATATTTCTCACAAATCTTTTTTTATTTTTAATTTCTTTTTTAGTGTTTCTTCTTTAATTTCTTCCTCAATCACCTTTTTAGTTAAATCTTCAATTTGTTGATTATCTTTTTCTTTTTTTGGAATAATATTTTTATCAATTATTCATTTATAAATAAAATCTTGATTTTTAATAAATTTATCAAATCAATTTTTAGGATTAAAAGCTGTTATATGATAGATTTTTCAATCTACATTTTCTCAAGCTATTTTTCCATCTATTTCTTTTTTATAAAATTCTAATTCTCATTTAGGAATTATATAATAATCTACTATTCAAGTTTTTTTATCTAAAATCTGCACTACTGATGTTTCATATAATTCTTTATTAAATTCGGGCGGATTATCTTCTTGCCTTTTTCCACTCTCTATAACTTTACTAATCATCTTCTCAATACCTACATCTAAAGCATTATCTTTATATTTCTTCATTATTTTATCTCATTCAGGTATTTTTATTTCTAGTTCTGGAGGATGTTCTTCATCAACTAATATCTCAACCCATATACTTCTACAATTCCAATGATTGGGTGGATTATATTTTTGTCTTCTTGGATCGTTTGGCTTTATTGTTAATCAATCAAGACTACTACATAATTCAGTTGTTGCTGAGTCAAGTATTGCACTATATTGAAAAGCATATACCATTTCAGGATTTTGTTCAAATACAACATCTCTTCACATATTAATAGCTCAATGAATAAAAAGAGTTTTTAATCAATTTAAAAATTGTGAAACTAATCACTCTTCACTAAATCATTTTGAAGTTAATTTATTTTTTATATCATTTATTATTTTTGTAATAATCTTTCTATTATTACTTTTCATAATATTAATGATTTTTGAATTAGTTTTTAGTGTTTTTAATTTCATTTCACTTGAAGCACTTTTTTTTCAAACTTCAAAAGCTTCTTTTTGTAAAAATGTTACTATATTTGTAATTTGTTCAATTGTATCTTTTGTTGCTTTTTTTTGAACTAAAATAGGAAGAAACTTTATTAATTTCTTATCTAGTAATTGTGATAATCATAATCACATTCTATTTAAATTAATAAAGTTTACTTTTTTTTCTGCAAATGTTAGTTCTCTATTGTGTTTCATTTTTGTGTAAATCAATAATAAATTTCTCATCTATTAAAATTGATAATTCTTCAAAATATTTACTATTAAAAATTTCATCCTCATTAAAATTCTCATCTTCTTTTTTTAAATCTTTTTTATTTTCAATTTGTTTATTATCTTCTTTTTTTAAATCTTTTTTAATCTCTTCTTTTTGTTTAGTTGGTAAACTTAAAAGTTCTCTAATATATATTTCAAGAGCCTCATCTACTCAAAGAATTCAATTAGAAGTAAGTTTTGTTATATTTTCAATTAAGGAATTATAATCAGTTCTTCATAAGTTTTCATATTTTAATTCTGGATAATATCATTTCGTATCATCAAAATTAATATCAACAAGTTCTGGAATTATATTTTTATTAAAAGTGTCTCTAATTTGATTTGCAATAGCTCACAACGAAAGTAAAAATAAATCACTTTGATCTTCTCATAATGCTCTTGAACCACTTTGAGTGTCTCATAATTCAAGAAACTGAGCTAGTACATTTTTTGCTATTTCTCTATTATGATGTTTAATTGATTCAAATAAATCTGTTGATTTATCTGCTTTAGTATCAGCAAATTCAAAAAGCCATCAATCTTCTTTTGGTCAAGGCATTACAATTCAAGTTTGTTCTGTTGATCTTACATTTCTTACTATTCTTTGAGCTTCTAACTTATCGTCAGGAGTTGCATTTCTTGGTAAATAAATCAATGGAATTCAAACACTTTGTCTTTCGTGTCTAACTGCATCAAATTTATAAAGTTTGTCTTTAATATACCAATGTTTATATGCACTTCTTAAAATAGAAGCTCATTCATAATTTAATCACTCTTGTCTAAAAGTAAATATAACTAATTTTTCTTGAGGTATTGATATATTTGATGATTTAGATTTTCAATCTATTATTGAATCGTCTGCTCATACTGACATTTGAGTTACTCAAGGTTTTCAATCTTCTGTTTCCCATTTTTGAATTGTTGTTTGTTTTCTAGATGATAATTTTTTTAAATAAATCATTCAATCTTTAATTCAATACACTTTCTCGAAAACTGAATATCAAAATGGTAACATTGTTAATATTTCTCTAAGTAAGTCATCCCAAGTATTTTCTAATAATTGAAATAAATTTTTATATACAAAATCTGTTATTTCTTTTGATTTTGTATCTATTTTTCAATCCTCACTTTCTGCGGACTCAATATACCATTTTGTTTGTCTTATTGGAAGCTCACAAACAAGTAAAGTGGCAAATATTTGAGCATCTGATTTTCTCATTTTATCATAAACAATAACTCATTGAGGTCATTGTAAATCACTTCTATAATCTTCTTCAATAAATCCTCACACTATTTGTGTTCAAGATACTCATAATTCATTTAATAAATCTTTTTTAGAAGTGGATTTAATTACTTCTGCGAATTTCTTGTTTTTTGATTTCATATATACTAGAATATTTAATTTTAAAAATCTTGTTTAAGTATATTGTTTTTTGATATTTCCTCAACTCTTTTTTTTCAAATTCTTTTTCTTTGTTCTAAGCCTCACTTAACAAAAGTTTTATTTATATCTGCTAATAATTTAAATGAAAGTTTATCGACTCATAGATACATTAATCAATATCTCAATGCATCTGCAGCATGATCTTCTCAATCACTATTTAAATCCTCAACTTTTACTTTATCATAAATTAATTCTGGTAATGTTTGAATTAAATTAAAACAAGTTTCGCAAACTTCTAAAATAGCGGTAATTGAGTCGCTATTTGGATCAAAATAATGTCTCAATGCTTCTCTTACAACATTCCATCAAATAATTCTCTTATTATTAGCTCAAATAATCTTCCATCTAAGTATCATTCAAGCTTCATCTAGAAAACTTGTTCAAGTCGAATCACTTTTTTTATTTAAAACAGCAGGATCAATAACTACACACTCGATTTCTTCAGCAATTCAAGTTAAGGCTTTAATTTTAATTGCTAGTTGTTTGTAGGTGTGTTCCGTTACATATAATTCTCTATAACAAGTTATTTTTCAAGTAGTGGATTTGTTTAACCAATAAATAGCAGAAGGTTTAGAGTAACCATAATCTCAACAAATGATTTTTCTTCATTCTGGAAGATGATTTTTACAAACATGTATCTCTCTTCTCCACTCAGTAAAATATTGTCACTCAAAAACATCCCAATCTCATTCTAAAAATGCCTTTCTTTGTATTTCTGGCAATCATTCGAGTGCTTGCACATAAAGTGGATCGTTTTCAATTAGTGTTGGATTATCATAAACAAAAGATTGTGTAAAGGAATATTCTTCAGCATATTCATTTTCCTCAAACTCTCTATTAATCCATAATCTCTTAACCCAATTGTGTCAAATCCCTCAAGGATTAGTTGTAGCAAAGAAGTTTGGAATAATTCATTTTTTAGTTGATCTAAGAGAGCCCATTAAACTTTTCCACTCTTTGAATGTCCAATGAGTTAATTCCTCTATAGCTATAAAATCATATTCCACTCATTGATATTTCAAAACATCTTGAAGATTTCTGCAGAAAGAAAATTTAACAGTTGATCAATTGTCAAAAGTCATAATTCATTTTGATTGATTATAATTATATATATGTTGTGGTAATTCAGTACATATTGGAATAATAGTATTTTCATAAACTTCCGGGAATGTTCTTCTTAAAACCAATCATCTAACTTTAAAGTCTCAATTACATTGAGCACTTACTTCACTTCTTAACCAATAAGATTTTCAACCACCTCTAGCACCTCAAAATAGTCTATATTTTGCTATCATTAAACTACATTCTTCTTGTTTTGGATGTAGTGGATATATTATAATTTCTTCCAACTCTTCACTCATCTTAATTTTTTATTTTTTTAAATTATCTTTTGAATTAAAAGGACTTGCTGGTCTAGCGAAAACTACTTGCATTTTTCATTTTAAATTTAAATCTTCTTCTCTTTTTTCAATATATCAATGCTTTGACAATAGTAACTTAGTTATTGTTGGATTATAGATTCAACTCAATCATCACACAATTAATTTTTGAGCTTGTTGAGTTCTTAAATCATTTAACATATTAGCAAACTCTTCTTTTCACTTCTCTTTCTCCCATCTTTCAAAAGTTTGAACAGCAAATCAGGTGAAAATAGCAAATCACTCCATAGTTGGTATTTTAACTCTTAATTTATTTTCCCAAGATTTTGAACTTCATGTATTTGAAATTGAATTACTTTTTACTAATTTAAACCACGAATCTTTGCTTTTTTTCAAATATTTTACATATTCTTTTCTTAAAAATATTATATCATATTCTGATGGCCTTCATCATTTAGATGTAGTTTTTCATTTATTTATTTCTTTAAGTGTTTTTTCTTTTTTCTCTTTATCTATTCATATATATTTTTTTTTAACCACAATATACTTCATTAAGTAATAAAATAATATTTTTAATAAATTATTTAAAATTATTATTTTTAAATTCTTGAATAAATTTTTGATCTCTTATAGCTTTAATATTATAATTAATATCAAACCATTCATCAGTATTAAATATGTAAACTACTCATTCAAAAATAGAAATAATAGTTGGAACATAAGTAAAACAAAAACAAAAATATAAAACTCATTGTATGTATTTTCATAAATAGAATTTATGTACACCAATTGAACCAAATAATATTGCTAAAAATCAAGCAAAATATTTATTTCTCATAATAAATTAAATTAATAAATTAAATTCATTTTAAAATATAATATTAATAAATTATTTATATAAAGGATAAAATAATCTATTTTTCTTATTTTTCTTTTTTTTAATGTTTTACATAATTTTTGAAAAGTTGTTTTAAAGTGTTTTGAAATGTTTAAATTTCTCATAAATTTATATTATTTTTAAAGTTATTAAATAATTGTATATTTTCTCATAAACTTCTTCAGTTTGATTATCAAAAAATTTTGAAATATCTTCTATAATAGAAAATATTTCTTTTAAAATTTTAAAATTAGATAATTTTATTTCATTAATAAAATTAGCATTACTAAAGTTATAATGTATATTTTTTTCTTCACAATACATTCTAATATGTCTTTCTTCTAATGGGTTTCAAATTATTTCTTTTATTCAATATTCATCTGTCATTAATTCTGATAATCACCGACCTATATTTATGAAATTTTTTCATAATATATTTTTATAATCATAAAATTAAAAATTATAATCTTTTAGTTTTAGTTTTTAAATCAATATATTGTTTTTAAATACTAATATTCACTTTATATATATCATATTGTTTTAAATTAAAAAAATATATAAAATATAATTATTAATATAATAAATCAAATAATATACCTACTTTCATAAATCATATCCTCTAAGCCTCTTTTTAAAGTTCTAGAATTTTTATTACTTATGTTATAAGTATGTTTTCTACAATTACAATCTCTTATAATTAATGTTTGCATAAATTTATAGTTAAGTGATATTTATTTTTATACTATCTTTGATTGTTTTTCTAGTTTCTTTAACTCAAATTTGAAATCAAATAATAGTAAATAAAAATAACATAAATATTCAAACAAATATAATTATAATTAAGTCTTTCACTTCGTAAATTGAAATTATTGCAGTTTCCATAATATAAATATTAAAAAATAATAAGTATATTTGTTTTTGTTTTTGATTAAGTATTTCTCTTAATTGAACACATCTTACTCATTTTTCTTTTTTAGACAACTTTTTTATCTATTCTCACTTATTAATTAAAAAAAAGACCTTGGTCTTTTAATTTAAAACGGAATATCTTCAATTGAAATAGCATCTCTATTATTTTTTTTATATCAATTTTGATTTTCAGTTACATTAAGTGAATCAGTTATTCAATCTTGCTCTCTTTTTTTCTCTAATAAAATGATATTTGAAGCATTGATTTGATGTTTGTATCGCTTAGTTCAATCTTGAGCTTCCCAAGAAATAGTTTGCAACTCTCATTTAATAAAAACTTTTTGACCTTTTGATCAATATGTAGTAATAATTTCGGCTAATTTTCACCATATTACAATGTTGTGAAACTGAACTTGTTCTTGTTTTATTCACTCACTATCGGTGTAATTTTTATTTGTAGCTACTGAAAAATTTGTAACACAACTTCCATTTGGTGTTTGTTTCAATTCTATCTCAGAAGTAATTCTACCTATTAAATTCACTTCATTTAAATCCATTTTTCTTTTTTAAAAATTAAATAATTTTTCTTTTTTTTAATTCAAAATAACAATTTCTAGTGGTAGTAATATCTACCATTGCATCATGTGCTCAATCAAATCATTTTCCAAATAATATTTTATGTAATTCAATTAACTTAGGCCACTTATATGTTCAAAATTTTCCTGGTATTTTACAAAAGTCAACAGTATTAAGCATTGTACAAAAAGATTTAGCATTTACTATATCCATTACCTCTTTAAGTCTAAATTCATTATCTCAAAGTATTCTTTTAAATTCAAATTCAAGAGCTTTATTATCAAAATTAATATTATGTCAAACTATTAAATCGACATCTTTAATTATAGAAACGAGTTCAGGTGCAAAAGATCTAAATCTAGGTTCATTTTTTATATCATTAAAATAAAATCCATGTATTTTAGAAGCTTCTACACTTATCTCAATCTCTGGATTAATTAAAAGATTAATTTTTCTTTCATTACTTTCATGAAATCAATTTTCTTGATATTCTCAAATTATACCTCAAAATTGAAGTATAGCTGGTGGATTGAATCAAGTAGTTTCTGTATCATAAAATAATATTTTTGTTACTTTATTCATTATGCAATATTATTATTTTGATAAATTCAATTATATAAGTCTCACTTTTCTGATTTAAAGAAAATCATTTGAGCTATTCTTACTCATTTTTCAATTAGTAGATCTGATTGAGTTACATGCAATATTCATCACATTGGTCAACTAAATCAAGCATCATACCATCAACTTGTAATAAAATTTCATCATCTATTAAGTGTACTTCTAGATACAACAAACGAAGAAATTCAATTAGGTAAACTTATTTTTTCTCAAAATAAAATATCATATCTTCATGGCTTTAATTGTATTAAATCTCAAGAAAATATTAACTCATCTCTTGTACAATGCTCTCTACTTGTTTTTGTTAATATATTTAATCATCAAGTGTTTATTTTCCAAATTCTATTAATTGTTAAATCGATTCAATTTTGTTGTAATTGTTCTTGAACATCCTCTACCTCAAGTATTTTATTTTCTATGATATATTTAGGATTTACTACTGTCATATTTATATAATTATTTATTAAATTTTATTTCTTTTTTTGATATAGTGATTATTTTTTCACCATCAATATTTCAAATTTTTTGATTAAAGACTTTACATTTTACATTATCTCAAAGTTCTTCAATTATAACTCATTCATAAAGAGGATATCATTCATTCTTTTCTCAAATGAACCAAATATCACTTCAAGGATATATGATTTTTTTTGCTGTAAATTTTCTCATTATATTACATCTTTTATCATACTTATATTTTTTAAAATACAAGCCAATTGACTTGTACTTAATATTCAATCGTAATTAAAGTCTACTTTTTCTTTAATTTTTCAACCTGGTATTTGTAAATCTTGATTATATGTTTTATTATACATTCAAGTCATAAAAGCACTACAACTATCATTACTTACAATCCAAGAATATTGTTTTACATCAATTAAATCTTGTAAAGATTCTCATAATCATAATAAATGAACCGGCTTATTGATATCAAGATAGAAGTCTAACATTTCCATCATTATTTGTCTAGATTTAGTTATTTCAACTTTATCTTTTTCTCAAACACTTTTTGTAATACTTAATATTGACATAGCTATCATATCTACCTTTTCATTTTTTAATGCCCATTTAAATCATAAACAGTAAGTCATTAAATTATCAGCTTGTACCACATAAGCTAATTTTCATTTATATCAATAAGAGGTTGCTAATATAGAAAATTCTTCAAAAGCTTCTTGTGTTTTTTTATTATCATAAAGATGGTCTGGACAAAATATTACATCAACTTCTAATAACATTGCTTTTATAATTAGATTTTCAGCATCTTCTGGCTCTCAATTTTCAAATAATCAATTATCAAGATAAAGTTTTTTTCAAGTTCTTTGAAATTCTTTCACTTGTTTAGCATATTCATTATCACATTGTATATTTAAAAGATGAGATAATACTAAAAGAAAATCACTTTGTCATCCTATTTTAGGGTCGTTTATATATTTTGTAGGTGTAATTATACAATACTTCATAAAACTTAACTTAAAAAATAAAAATAGTTTTGAATCGTTTCGGATTTTCTTTAATTTAATCTATTTTTATATCAATTATTTTATCTACTTTTCTTTTTAGGATATAGAATAAAATAAATTAAATCACAAATTTTTAATTTTTCAATAGTTAAATCAATTCAAGTTTCTTTCTCTTCTTTCTCAAGATACTCAAATCTTTCTTTTAATTCATCAATGCTCATAAATTTATATTAGTATAGTATTGTAAATAAGTATCTTGTTTTTACTTGAAAAATATATCTTTGTTCTTTTTTTTTCAAATTCTTTAAGTTTAAGTTCTTTCGCTTCTTTTATTTCATTTATTTGTATCATTTTTTAGTTTTAAGATTCAAAATGCCATATAATTCAAAACATCAATTAATTCATCATATATTTTAGGTTCAATTTTATCTAAATTAGTAATTCTATGTAATTTCATTTCACACAAATTTGCTAAACCTTGTATTGTTAAAATCTTCCAACTATCTCAATACATCTTTGTTCTTTCGATCATTAAATTATGAGCCTCTCTTAATATTTTTTCAATTTTCTCCATATCATTTACTTCTTCTTCTATTACTTCTTCTTCTTCTATTACTTCTTCTTTTTCCAAAATAATTAACTCACTTAACTTATTTAACTTATTTAATAAATCTTCAGATATTGAGTAGTTAATTGACTCTAGTATTCATTTTACAAAGTTTTGAAATTCAATATCTTTAGTAAATTTCTCATCAAATTCTTTTGCTTCATTAATTTTTTGTCTTTTTTTAAGTTCTTCTAAGTAATATTTTATTACTTGTTCAAATCTATTTTTTCAACAAGCAATATCCATTAATGTCTCTTTTGACATTTTATTTATAACTTCATTATTGTATTTTTTTTTATTTAATTGTTCAAATCTTTTTTTTAACTCTAAAAATCTTTCAACCTCATAATCACGAAGCTCTCTGTTATATTTTGGACTTATTATCATAATTACATATTAGCATATAAATTTACTCCATTTTCTCAATCTTCATTGATTGATATTTTGTTTATAGAATACTCTGGAGAAAAATACTCTAAAAGAGCTTCAGCTACTTGTTCGCAACTTCATACACTATATCACATATAAATTCATTCAGTTTTTTTGTAAAGATTTTCAATAGCTTTCGCAACTTCATTTTGCATAATAAAAAACTCTAACTCTCTATCATTATGAGTAACTTCAAACTCAATCTCAATATTAAAAATATGTCTATGTACATCTCTTAGAAAAATAACCTCTTCTGGAGCATTACTCCACTTATGATTACCAATAAATGCAAACTTTACATTTATAAACTTTTTCATAATATTACTTTAAATAATAAAATATTTATAAGGTGTTTTTAATTCTTCTCTGAACTTTTATCTTACAAACACATCTTACTTCTTTTTCTTTTTTAGACAACTTTTTTATCTATAAAAATACTGTTTTCTATTTGATTTCAAAATACATCCCATCATTCAGTTGAATTTCTTGCAAAAAGTTCTAATTTATTTCAATTACACATTTTTTCAATATTGCTTCTAATAATATCAGGTTTTTTAGAATGTCACTCCCTATCAGCAATTATAACATTACTAATATTTTTATTCAATATTTTAGGCTTTCACTTTACACCAATCAAACAAGCTTCTACATTACTTCTAGTATAAGATCATATACCAAAACATATTTTTTTACTCTTTGGATAAGTTTTTACCCAATTAAATCAAATAGTTTTATACTTAAATCACCAACTCTCAATTACCTCAATTCATTCTTTAATTAGAGGGAATGTAATCCATATAAATAAAATACAATCATTGTTGCAAATTTTATTAACATCTAGATTTTTTATATCATTTAATGTCATTGATTTATAATACTTCGCTGTCTCTCAACTATTATTTTCAATATAATTAGCTCTTTTTGAATTATAACTCCGAGGTGGATCTGCATAAATTACATCATATTTCTTCATAGTTAAAAATATAAAAAATTAAAATCATTTTAAACTAAATCATAATTGAAAAATATTCCACAATAATTCATTATCAACTGTTTGAGATTTAAGTTTAAAACTAAAATCTTTTCAATAAATATTAATTAAATCTTTACTTACAAATTCAAAATCTAATAAATTTATTATTGATTTATTTTCATAAGTTTTTATAAGTTTTCAATATCTAAAAGCTGCTATCATAAAAATGTATTAAAAAATATTATTTTCATTTTCAATTTCAAAACCACAACAAATGAGATCTTGTACAATATCTATAATTTTTCAATAAGCAATATTGAATCAAATAATGATTTATTTGAGATTTTATATCAATTCACAAAGGCATTAAATAAATTAACATATCTTTAATTTGCTCTTTATATTTTTTTAGAAATTGTTCCATTTCTTTGATATCTTTTAAATTTCAAATAACAAATTTTAAATCTTTATTTCAAGTCCATCAAATAGAATTAAATATTTGCATATCATATTCTTTATTTCAACTCATTCAAAGTTTAGGACTTATATTTGTTTGTAATAAATTTATTCATCTTGTTAATTCTTTACTTCAATTAGTCTCTAATTCATAACTATAGTAATCGCAATCTACTACTAAAGAAAGTAATTTATCTTGAATGGCTATAATTTGTTCTTGAAATAAGGTTGGCTCTCATCAAGTGAAAATTATATGCTTACAAGGATATGATTGTATTTTCTTAATAATTTCCTCTAAGTGCATCATTTGAGCTTTTTCTATTAAAGGATCCCAACTATATTTTGAATCACAGAAATCACATTTTAAATTACATCACCAAAATCTTATAAATATTGACGACTTTCAAACATTTCTTCACTCTCATTGAAGAGAGTAAAAAATCTCACTTATTGGAATTAAAATTTTATCTTGCATATTTTTTTATTAAAATTAAAATAATATTTTCAATTAAGAAAAAACTTAATTGAAAATAATATACTCCTATTTTTTTTTAGACAACTTCTTTATCTACTTTTCCCTTAAAATCAAAATATAAATTTAGATAATGTTTTTTTTTGTGATAACTCTAAACAATTATCAAATATCTCTTGAATAGTTTCAGAGGTGGATTCACCTTGATATCTCCGATTAAAATAATCTCTACACTCTTCATTAAATTTTCAAAATGTTTTATATTGTTTTTGATAATTTTCTATTTTAGAATATTTATCTAATTGTTTTTAAGTTTTCAATTTATACAATTGTTTTCTTAATTGTATAAAACTATAATAAACTCACTCTCAATACATAATATAAAATTATTATAATAAACACTTAATCTCTTTTCTTACAATGGTACCAAAATTCATTTCTTGTTGCTTCACTATGTAAAAATAAACCTCACATCAATGCAGTAGCTGTACTACTACACGGTTCCTCAACTCATCTAACTTTCATACAATTATGAATACAATCAATTGAAATTGCTATATTTTCAGTTTGTAATTTATTTTTAAGAAATTCAAATATTTCTTGAATTAAAAATTCTTGAGTTTGGGGTTTTCTTGAAAAAAAATCTACAATTCTACTAAATTTTGACAATCAAATTATTTTTTTTCCTGGAATGTATGCAATTTGACAATATCAATCAAAGTTTTGAAAATGATGAGCACACATACTGTGTACTTCAATATCTTTAACAACAACCATTCAATTATAATTATTCTTATTGTCAAAGTCTGTTATTTTAAGATCTCAAATATCATTAAATAATGATGAGCAAGTTTCATTTATATACATTCTAGCTACTCTGTCAGGAGTACCTACAAAATTATCATCATTAAGATCTAGTCATAAAGCTAACATAAAATCTTTAAAAGTTCTTTCAATTTCTGCTTTTTTATTCATTTTATTTTTATTAAAAATTAAATTTGCTTTGTAATTAATATATAATTTTCAAGCTTGTGATGAGTTTTCAAAATCATAACTATGTACTTCGTTTTGTTCTCATTGAGTTTTTGTACAACTTTTATCTTTTTTTAAATTAAACATATTTAAATAATTAATAATTAACAATATGGATTATATGTAGCTGAACTTGTTGGAGTTTCCCACACCTTAAGATAAATAAGTTTTATATCATATTCATCATTAAGAGGTTTTTTAATCATTTCAAACCAGAATTTTGCCAAATTTTCTGCAGTAGGAATAAAATTCACAAAATGCATTTTGGCTGCATCTTGATCTTCAAAACTTAAAAGTAAATTAAGTATGTTTACATATTTATCATCTTTATAAAAAACAGCTCAATGATCAAAAAATTTATCAATATAATTTATCATTATTTTTTTTAAGTCTGAATAATCTACAACCATTCAAGTGTTTGCTACTCAAGATTTTTGAATAACTTCTCATTCAACTCAAGCTTCAATCACATATCTATGTCAATGTAAATTTCTACATTTACTTTCGTGATTTGGTATTCTGTGAGCCATATCAATTTCTATTTGCTTTGTAATTAACATTTTTATTTAGTTAAGAATTATTTATATGTAAATTATCTAATCTACAATTTTTTTTATTTCAATCTTTATATTTAACAAAATTGGAAGCTTTTCATACAAAAGTTTCGTATACTAATTTTGCTACATCGAAGTGTGTACAACTTCAATCATGCCGTTGAATTTGAGAATATCAATACTTAGAAAAATCTAATTTTTTAATTTTTTCTTTAATTTTTCTAAAGTTATTATTACCTACATGTACTAATCTTGAAAGACTTTTAATCTCTCAAAAATTACTAATTTCATAACAATCCTCAAATCACTCAATAACCTTCCATTCTTTTTTCATAACCTCAACTTAAAGAATATTTATTATTTTATCAACTATATAAAAAGCAATATCTATAGGTAAAAATATAGGTAAAAATATATATATAATTCACCACATAATTCACCATACTTTAAATGTATAAATCATTGAAACTAACCAATAAACAAATCAAATTATTTTCATAGTTTTAAAATTAGATTATAAAATTTAAAACTTCATATTTTAATTTCCTCAATAATATTTTTTTCTAAACATTTTTCAAGAAATTCTTTTCAAAATTTTGAAATAAATTGATCTCTACGAATAGGTTTTTTTCTTTCTTTTAGAAATTTTACCATATCATTAAATTCATTTTTTACTTCTTTTTCATTAATCACTTCATCATTTTTTACTTCTTTTTTCTTAGTTATTTTTTTATCTTTTCTTGATTTAATAACTTTTTCAACTATTTTTTTATCTTTTCTCATTTGATCTTCTACATCATTTTCATTTACATTACTTTCAAATATTTGAATATTTGAAAGTTTCATAATTTTCGATTCAAATAACCGATGTGGATTATGATTTTTCCGAAGTGTAACCCTTCTTTTTCAATTAAGAGTTAACCACTTCAATTCTTTCTCTTTGTTATTATGATTAGAAATTACTACTCTTTTTTCATCATTATATTTATAATGAATGAATTCTTTTATATTGTGTAACATAAAATTAGAATTAAAAATATAATTTTTTATTTAATTAAATTATTTAAAATATTTTCAGATAGTTTAATATTATTTAATATAATATCTATATTAAAAATAATATATTTTCATTGAACTACTCTTGAAGTTTTTCATAATTCTATTTTTTGTTATTATAGATTTATGTTTTATAATTAATTTTCATATTAATTCTTCTTTTGTAAGTTCCTGATTATATTTTTTCATAATAATTAAATTATAATATAAAATTTAAATTTGTATTGTTATCAATTTCTCTTAATTGCGAGAGGTTGTTATCTCAAACTTGAATACATCTTACTCATTTTTCTTTTTTAGACAACTTTTTTATCTAAATATATTAATTTTTCTCATAAAATTCAATAATATTTATTGCATCTAGTGCTCAATAAGCAATTTCAGCACCTACATTATTTATTTCTTCTAATTTTTTAATCCATTCCCTTTGTTCTTTTGAAACAATACTAACACTTGTTCATAATTCTCAATTTTTTAATCTTTTTTTCTTTCTCTTTAATTCTAAAAATAATAAACTTCATCTTTTTAAAATAATCATAAAATCTGGTACTCAAGAAGACATTCACATATCTTTTTTCTTTTTCATCATTTTTATAATATTATAAGTTCATTTTTGTCCACTCTCATTTGCAATATGAGAAAATTTATACTTTTTTAATCTTAGCCACTCAGCTAATGTTATAGCTTCTTCATCTTCAAGAGGTATTATGTTATTCATAATTTAATCAAGTTTTATAGGTTTCAATTTCATACTTTAATTGATTTATAGTTAAATCTTTTCTTGTTGTTATTCAATATCTTTTATAAATAACTAATTTTTCATTCTCGTATTCACCTCAAATTTTTTCTACATATTTTCTTATAAAAAAATCTAAATCTTGAAGTAATTTATTTCTATTTTCATCGTCTCAACATCAAATATCCTCAAATACTAAAGCTCATAAACTTCAATCTCTATTTAATTGAAATAATTTTTGCTCTAATTCATTAGAATAATCTTCCTTTTTTACAATAAAGGTAATTTTCAATTCTTCAAATTTATTTTTTGAAATATTTTGTATTTTTGTCTCTTTAATAATTAACATAATTTTATTTTTTATAATTTAAAATATTAATCTTTTCTCAATTTAAAATCCTTTTCTCAATTTCTCTCTTGTTTCAAGTTACATATTTATCAACTAATCAATGTTCTTTTAATCATTTAACAATACATATATTATTTTTAAATAGTCGCAAATATGCAAATTGATTTTTATTTAATATGTGAGCAAAGCACCAAACTTTAACATCATTGATACTAAATTTATCTCAAGATATTTCACAAGTTAAATTTCAATCCTCATCTTGATTTTCAATTAAAATAGAATTAAACATTGCTTTTTCACCTCATCAAGAGTTTATTTTTTCTTGTTTTTTTCTTGAAACTAATTTTATTTTTTTTGTTAGTTTTTTATAAACATTTTCCTCAAAGTAACAAATTGAACAATAAGGTATTAATGGATTTTTATTTAAAACTCAACACTTTTTACAATATTTTGCCATTTTTTAATTTTTAATTTCTAAAATCTTATTTTTAATTTCAATTTTTTTTAACTTTTCTAATTTTTCAATAGTTGTTTCTAAATTAAATTTTTTTTCTTCAAAAGCTAATTTCTTTAAAATTTCATCTCTTTTTAGTATAAAATTTTTTTTAATATTTGGATAAATTTTTTTTAATATTTGTTGATTTCTTTTTCTACTTTCCTCTCTCTCTTCTTCTGTATATAATTTCTTAAGTTCTTTAGGTGTAGGTAAAGATAAATAAAGAGTTTTTCATTTTTCTTTTTTTATTTGAGAAAAATATAAATTGCAATCATAATTAAGTAAATATACTTTCTTCTTTCAATCTTTTGTTAATTTTTCAACCATATCATTCCATTGTTGAAGAGTTTTATTATTTAGAATATATTCCTCATTATCGAAGGTTGTAACAATAACAATATTTTTAACTAAGTCACTGCTGTTACTCATGTATATAAATTATTAATATAATGTTTCTTTGCTGGATCAATTAAAACAATAAAATAAGGAATTCATTCTCTATTCTTAGATCTCAATTTATCAATTGTTTGAATTTGATCTAACCAATAAAAATTTTTTCAAGGATTATTTATTTTTGAATCACAAGTAATAAAAGAAATAATAAAAGTAATTTCTTTTTCAGAAAATCCATCAATTCTTTTTAATTTGTTAACCGAATTAGCAAATATTTGTATAATTTCTTTTTCGTTTTTTGATTTTAATTTATATAAAATAGAAGGAGTTTTATTATTAATGTGAGCATTAAAAAAAATTTTAGCCTCTATGTATTCAAAACCTTCTTGAAAATATAATAAATCATTTACTTGAGGATATAATGCCTTCTTTATTATTATTTCTTTATTTGTAATTCTATCTTTATTAGTTTGCGGATTTTCCGTCACCGGATTTTCCGTCACCGGATTTTCCGTCACCGGATTTTCCGTTATGGTATTAATTGATTCACTATATAAAATATATTCAACATCCCATTGTCATTTATTATTTTTAAATCTTTTTCTTATTAAATATCAAAGATTTTCAAGTTCTGCTAATCAACTCGAAATTCAATCTTTTCAATCTTTTCAATCTTGACATATTCTATTTACTGCAAAATCCCAATTATCGGGCTTACTTTGAATATATCAAAATAATCATTTAGCTTTAAATGTTAAATCTTTATTATTTAATACATTATTTGGAGTTATACCAAATCTGTCAATTATAGTTAATTTACTCATTTTATTAAAATAGAAAATAAAATTATATAAAAATATAACCTATCATGTATTTTTTTCTAATTCATTTTCTCTTTGATTTTTTAATAAAATATCAAAAGTTTTTTCCGAAATTCACAAAGCTCAACAAATCTTCAAAATAGTCCTCTTTTGAGGCTTATTTTTATTTTTATTATTTATTACTCTATAATATGTATTTACATTAATTATTTTATTCATTCCTTTAGGTAAACTTATTCATCTCAATTGTCTCAACTTATCAAAAGTCAAAGTTTCAATTTTTATTTTTTTATCCATTTTATTTTATTATAAATATAAAACTTAATTATTATTTTTTAGTAGGTTTTTTAGTAGGTTTTTTCTTTTGTACATCTTTTACCTCTTTTTCTTTTACCTCTTTTTCTAGTGAGTGTTCTTCATTAATACACTCCTTTTTTAATTCTAAAACCTTTTTATCATTCTTAAGTTTTAATATTTTTTCATCTAATTTCTCTAAAAACAATAAGCCTTGCTCTTTGTTTGCTTCTGTTATAGTATTTGTATTTATTATATTCTTCCAAGTAGCAGCCCTTATTATTTCATTTTTTTCTTTTGTATATCTTATATTTCATTTAGAATCTAATTCATTTGGATATAATTCTATTGATAAATTCCACATTGTATTCCAAGCAGTAATTATATTTTTAATTTGTTTAGCGGTAATTTTTTCAATATTTACATTTGGTAAATCTTTTTTAATTCAATCATCTGTATATTTAAAATCATTAACTATTTCATTTTTAGATAATTTTAAATTTTCAATATATCATTGAAAAATTGAGAAATTAGGCTCAATATCAATAGGGAATTGATTAAATCTATCTTTAGTTAAATATTTTTGACTTCATTTAGTTAAGATATAATGTTCTCAAGTTTTATTAATTCACATAAAACAAACTAAATCCATATATGCAGCGATATCTCTTGCTGTTTGACCATTTAACATCGGAACTATCTTATCAATTTTATCCTCATCTTTACTTTCTTTTGCTAAAGCGGTAAAAATAATATGTTTATCGAGGTTTCTGAATTTTCTTAAAATAGCTTTAATTTCGTCTTGAATTTTTCACCAATCTCTTCAATCAAGATCTCTTCATCATTTTTTAAATTTAATATCATCTTTAATTATTTCATTAATTTCTGTAATTGAATCAATAATAATAGTATCAATTTTAAATCAACTTTTTTCATTTTCATTATTTTCAACATAAATTAAAGCATCTTTTAAATCTTTAATAGACTCGATTTTTATACCAATAGGATTAGTATGCATAACTGAGGCTAATCCTCACTCTGCACTTAACCAAAAAGGATTAGATGCTGTTGAGCCAAACACTGTTTTTCATGAACCACTCTCTCCATATACAAGACATTTTATTTTATGATCTTGTATATTAAATCTTTCAACTTTCGTCATAATTTTAAACAATTAAACAAATAAACTTACATTTATAATAACACATTATGTATTATTATAAATATAAGCTTACTTCTTTTTCTTTTTTAGACAACTTTTTTATCTAAAGTTAAAAAATTATTATATTTTAGAATTTTATTTATTTAATATTAAATACATCAAACATATTTAATATTAAATATGTTTGATATATTTAAAGCTATCTAGAATAGCTAGTTTTTTATAGTCCTTTCTTAGACTCATTAACCAATTTATCACTAATACCTTTTAGTTTGTCACCATTGACAGTCGAGAACTCTGTCCCGAATTAGGAATCGAACCTTGCTACTATTTTGTATCTAAAATTATTAATAATTTAATTAAGTATTTCTCTTAATTGAACACATCTTACTCATTTTTTATTTTAAGTCAACCTTTTTATCTAAAAATTAAATAAAAATAACAATTTTTATATTTTATAACAATGTTGTTTGAAATAATAATCTAACTCTTTATTGCTTAAAAGTTTAATAAAATCACTTTTTACTTCTTTCGTTAAAGAGGTATTATTTATTCTTAATATTTCTATAATTTGTCAAGGGAATACTAAGTTTTGAAATATTGTATGAAATGCTTGGTGAGAAACATTCTTTAACATAATTTTATTATCAAAATGATTTGTTCATTTTACTTTAGTTCAATCATTTAATATTCAATTTTGACATACATTATGGTGACAAGTTAATCAATTTTTCATAATATTAAAATTAATAATAAAAAAAAAGATAATATTAAAATTATCTTTATATAAACATGTATTTTGTTCTTTGATCTATTGTTTTTAATACCTCTTTAATATTACAAGAATAAATCCATTCTCTTTTGTGTGTATTAAATGCATAATTATCAATCATATAATCTCTCTTATTAGTATTGATTATATTTAAATAATGCTTTAAATCTGTTCATTGAAAAGAAAAATAATTTATTCCATTAATTGTTCAATCTTTTACATCTTCTGTAAATTTTTTATTAACAGAGATTCAAAGTATTATTGCATATTCTTGATTGATATATTTTACAACATCTTTATTTAGTGTAAAAGATTTTAATTCTGGAATTTTCCAATTTCTATTGATAGAATTTTCAATTATGTAATTTAAAATATATCTAGTTACAATTCTTCATTCTGCTCAATAATTTTCAACAAACTTTCAATCAAAAATCATTTTATTACAAATTGTATCCAAATCATTTAAAGATAACATAATTCAACAATTATATGCTAAATTAACTGCACTTGAATATAAGGTACATTGATATAATCTATCTTTTCTACTTCACTGATTTAATATATGATTATATAATTTAAATTTATTCATAAATTTATAGATAAGTTTCTAAATTTTCTCACTCTTTTTATTTTATTTTTTATTAATTTCTTTTTCTGAAGCTAAAATAGCTTCAAACTTTTCAAGTATTATTATTCTTTGAAGAATGATACTTTTTTTATAATTTTTTTCATTATCGTATCAAATCATTCTATCTATTGACTTAAATTCTTGATTAAGTTTTTTAATATCATTACTTTTATTGATGAAATTTAAATATTCCATATATTATTTTTAACAATTAAAATTAAAATATTTTTTTCAAAAAAATCTTACTGTAAAATAATATAAATAAGCCCAAATATAAAAATAAAATCTTTTATAAAAAATTAAATTTTTTATATCTAATTTAATATATTCAAGTAAATAAATATCTGCAATTTTTCTATCAATATTATTTCATCACTTATTATATAATTCATCATGTTTATTACAACAAGCTTTAAACATAATATTATATGGTGGCTTAAATTTCGCTCATTTACCTCCACATCAATTTACTAGATTTTCTTTTAATTCTTTCATAATAATAAAATTAAAAAATAAATTATTTTTTTAATAAAATATTTATAACTTGATCTATCTTTATATTATTTTTATCTATTTCCTCTTTAAGGTCACTTTTCATTACATATAAATACTTTTGTAATGCTTCGTATTTTTCTTCTAAATTGATTATTTTGTTTCTATTTTCTAGTATTTTAGACTCTGCTCAAAAAACTAAACTTCATCACTGAAATCATAATACTAATAAAAAAACAATAACACTAACCATTATTCACACACTAACTGACACAGAGTATTTTTCAATAGATTCTCCCATTTTCTTTATATTAAAATAATAATTATTCTTGTATAATTAAGTCAAAGTGAATCAAGACATCCATCAAGTCTTGATTTATTTCATCTGGAATATTATCCATTTTTATTTTTTCTAATTCAATTTTAGATTTTTCATTTAAAAATTGATTATAAACTTTTAAAACTTCTTTGAATTCAGTTATTTCTTTTTCGAATTCTAAATTTAATTTACTTAATTCTTTTTGAAATTTATCTTCGTTTAAAATGTCGTAATTTGATATACCTTCAATTATCTTGTAAATAAAATTTCATTTTTCATCTTTTTTACAATATTTTTCACATATTTTTCATCTTTTTTCATCATATTCTTTATATTTATCTGATTTTACTAAAGTTTCTTCAATAATCTTTAATTCATTTATTAAAATATTTTTATTTTTTCAAATAAAATACTTAAAAAAAGAATTTCAAACATTAGATTTATTGATTATTAAAAAAATTTTTTGTAGGTTTCAATTATTCATAATTATAATTATTAATATATAAAATATACTACTATAAGTAATATTGTAGTAGTACTATTTGGACTACATTAGTATATTTAATTTTTAGATTTATACAACTGATTTTGCTTCAATTCTATAAGCTACTCAATTTACTTTTATGTTTATGTATGCTGTAGTAGTTCAAGTAGGAGCAGTTGCAGTAGTTAGATTAGTTGCAAAATCTATTGCAGCTGAACTTGTATTTCAAGAAACCA